CATCATTTGCTGCCCAAGTCCAGGGAACAGTCGCATTTACAGCTGCGATGGTTAAATATGTTCCCGCTGCATTAAATACTTGAACTATAAACTTACCTGTATCAGAACTAAGTAATCTTCCAGATGCTTCTGCTGTCCCACTATCAAGGAAAGAGCAATCTCCCTCAGTAGTTGGAAATGAAGTTGAAACTGATGTGACTGGCTTTGAGAGATAAACAGTACCAGAAATTGAACTATCTGCCGCAAGAACAATCCTTATCTTGCCAATAACTAATTTTCCTATCTGTATATATTTCCCAACCATAGTTCCGCTTCCAATAGTCAAGTTTGTTGGAGTAACGGTATAAGTGGCCCAAGCTGCACCTAATTTTCCAACCGTAGCGTCAGCTAATGCTTTTGAAGTAACAATGTCATCATTAGCTGTTCCTGTCGTTATTGTCGCCCCAGTCGCAATCGCATCACCCGTTATCGCTCCATTTATTACAGGTGAGGTAAGTGTTTTATTAGTTAATGTTTGAGCGTGGTCTTTAAAAACAAACTCATCATTTCCCGTAAGTAAAGGTAAAGTTACTGTTCTATCGGCTGTTAATTCAGAAACGGCAGTAATGTATTTATGGTCAGCGGAAGTATCGTTAATTTGAGGGGTTGTTAAAGCTAAACCGGGAGCGGAAACGACATTTCCAACAGTCGCTTTCTTAGTAATAGGAGTTCCGCTTGGGTCATCAACTACTGCGATTAAATCAGAGTTAGTAACTGATGTAAGTTCGGTCAGTTCACTTATTTTTGAGTCTGCCATAATTTATTGAAAATTTATAATATTAGGGTCTTCACAGATAATTATCTCATTATTTGGAACAATCATCAAAATATGTTTTTGATTTCTACCATCTACATTTTTTTCAAATCCAAAACAATAAGATTTAATTTCTTTGTAATAAGGTGTCCCAAAATGAAGTTTAGCTACCTTGTAATAATGGATAAGTTTTATCGTTTTATTAAAAGGTATTACATATTTTTCAGAGTGATTGTCAGATACCATTTTAAACACCCCCGACTGTTGAGAGTCAATCTCTTTAAATTGATGAAAAAAACCATTATCGTCAAATTGTTTCAGGATAGTTCCATCATCATAGTAAACTATCCAATACCATTCTTCTTTTTCTACTAGCTCCTCTTTTCCTTTCCTTATAAATCTATAGTTCATTGTATTGAAACCTTTTTTAAGCTACTTCGTCATATTGAAAATTTAATGTGCTTGTAGAACCTGCAATATCTGCAGCATCAGTCACTATTTGGTGAACTAAATAATCAGAATAGCCAATATCAGTTAAAACACCAGTTAATGAACTTCCAATCCCCAAATTAGCAGTACTTGGTTCAGTTATTGGTAAAATATTATCTACTCCAGCCACACTACTAGTCGTAGGTGTAGCATAGGTTTTCGCAGTATAGTCAGTAGTTTCTCCAGCATTAGTAACATGTGTTGCACTTCCTCCTAAATCCCCAGTTCGCCACACCTTTAAGGTTTTAATAGCCGACGAACCCCCCATATTAGTAACATTAAATCGTTGATATTTAGTATAAGAATTTTCTCCTGCGTCAATAGGGTAAGTTACAGGGTCTAAATTTACCGCATCAACGCTTCCCATATTGGTATTGGTAATTGAAGCGGTGACTGTTCCACCTGCACCATTAGTCTCTGAAATTGATACTGTTGCGGCCATAGTTAATTATACTCCTTGTTAATTAATAAAATCATTAATCTGTAGTTGCGACTACACTTGCGTCATCAGAAAGTGGAGTCCAAATTAAATAAAAATCTACCACTCCAGCTTCAGTATTAGCAGTTTTGGTAGTTAAAATGATGTCATTACCGTTGAGAACGTAAAGGGGAAGATTATCAGCAGCGGCTTGTTCTTCACCAACTATAAAATAAGTAGCAGGAGTCGCGTTATTTAACCAAATCATACCAGCATCTAAATCTGTCATTGTCGTTGTTGGTATAAATATTGCCGTAGCCCCAGTAATTCCAACTTCATCAGTTGAACCAGCACCTGTACAACTTGTTTTACAGACTGCTAGTAAAACACATTTAATTAAACCAGTAACAGTGAATAAAACCCCACCATCTAAAGCTCCGCCATCATTTCCCCAAGCATCGGTCGTAGCACCTGCAAAAGTAACAGTTCTTTTCGTAATTATTCCATCAGTAGTGATTGGCACACTATTAGCGTCCCTGTAAAAACTTGAACTTATTATTGCCATAAATTATATAAATAATAAAAAAGGCGATTATGCCTTAACATATATCGCCTGTATTGCGTAACTATTTAAAGTAAAACTTTTTACTTCCTTATCTTAAAGGATTGATGTCAACACCTTTGTATTCTTTAGTATGTTCTACTTCGGGAATACTTTCATCTTCTTTATTTTTTGATATAGGTGAAGATTTAGCCTCTTTTTCATTAATTAATTCTTTTTTAGTTTTAGGAGCTTTAACTTTAACTATTCTATCCTTTTGAGGAATACCTAATAGTTTATTAGCTTCTTCCTGAGAAATTAATATTTTAACTTTATATTTTTCTCTTAATTTTTTATCATTTAACGCTGCTTCGTTTTCTCTCATTACTTCACGATTTATTAAATGCTTAGCAAAATGATTAGCGAGAAATACTGGATAGAATTTAATTTCTCCAGCCTTTACTATGTAAGGTTTGCTATTCCATTTAGCACCTTGTTCTTCAGTAAAATCTTCGCTTGTAAAATTATAAAAGGGCACAGTTTCAAAACTTTCTGGATTTGGGTCAAAAACTTCTTCTGTTAGTGGCATATATTTTTTGTCTTAACTTTTAATTAATAAAGTTTATCACTTTTACTCCCCACAATAAAGTGAGGAGTAATGTCATAAACCTATTCTAGGCAGAGATTAACAGCTACAGTATCAGAAGCGTTAATATCATCAGCCACAGCCCAACCAACAATTCTGTTAGTAGGAGCAGTATCTTGAGCCGTAGAATTCACGGTTCCATCACCATCACCGATGATAGCATCGCCAGCGGTAATATCATCATCACCGTTAGTTTTAACAGTAGCATAATATCCCCAAGTTTGTATCCAACCATAGTATTGGTCGGTTAAAACAACTTGTAGAACACCAGCAACTAAATTTTTATCAGTATCAGAGACATCAGAGGTAACTGTGATACCGTCAAAATCAGTTCCTTTAAAATAATAAGCAATATTTCCTGCAACAGCAGCGACATCACCAGTACCATTATCAAATTGAATATATTTATATCTTTTTAAGCCAGAACTATCTACAATTTCTAATACTTCACCAGGAGTATGTCGGGCAGTTGCAGAATTAGAAGTAAATACTTCATGACCAATAGGAGATTGAGCCATATTTTTTTCCTTTATAAAATAATAATTAAGAACTTTTAATAAGTCTTTTTTACGTCCTTATTAAATATGCCTTTACTGTTTTACGTTAAAGACTAAACAATTAACTACATTAATGTCTGTAGATAAGACACCCAAGTATTAGCAGCAGTGCAAATACTTGTGATTTCCATATGTTTACCAGTAGTTACAGCAGCAGTACCACCAACTAAAGTGTGTCCAGTTGCAGCGGTAATAGTTACTGTTTGGCTTCCATTATTGTAATAAAGCCATTTAATAGTAGAACCAACCGCTACTCCACTAACACCAGCTGACATTGCTGTTCCTGTGGGAAGTGTTGCAGTTCCTGCACCAGTAACCGAAGTATGAATAATGACACCACCCTAAAATACTGAGCGATTGTTGGGGTAGCATTCTGAGTGTCAATATTAGTTATTGTTTGCTGGAAAACAGGATTTGTAACTTTAACTAAACCACTAGCATTTAAAGCAGTAGCAGAAACAGCTCCAGTAACAGCTAAGGTAGAACCTAATGAAACTGCTTTCTCAGTATTAAGTCCTTCCCATTTAACTACGGGAATATAATCTTCAAGATAAATTGACATAATTTTTCCTTTTTCTTTCTCCCTCTTGTGTAGTCTTTAGCTCACAGTAAAAG